TAGTACAATTGTTTCTCAGTATTAATTCTATCAAATATATCTTTACCGTGTTCTAATCTTAAAAATACAACTAATGTATTACCTGGTAATGTTGAAGCCATTTTAGCTATGAGGCTGTTTCTTTTTTCATGCGTTACTATAAACTCAACCTCTTCATTATAGTTCATATCTTTAACTTTTTTACGATCTGTTTCCTCATAGCGAAGCTGTACTAATCTGATATTCATTTGAGATACTTGATCTCTTTCCATAAGCTCTTTAGTAGATATCATCTTATGTACAGAACCAAAAAGTCCTTTTAACACCAACTCATGCGTCTTAGCTTCTTGTAATGTTCCTGTAAGACCAATTCGATCTGGACATATAATCATTTTATTCATAATAGATTGAATAGATTTAGCTTGCGCATGATGTACTTCATCTACTACAACAGAACCAAATTGTGCGAACCATCCAGCAGGCATTTTATATATAGATTGCCAGGTAGATATAACAACTCTCTCATCAGTTTCTTTTTCTACACCACCTGTAATGCCATGCATGTTGTTAAACTTACTGTTTGAATAGTCTTTGAAATCAGATATCATTTGACTAACTAAAGAAACTGTTGGTACAATAATAAGTATTTTTCTATCATGAGTTTCAAGCCACCATCTAATTAGTGCATAGATAATAAGAGACTTACCTGAAGCTGTAGGTGATAATAAAAGACAGCGTTGTTTAGTTACTGCTGTCTTAAACGCTTCTATTTGATAGTCTCTCATTTCAATTCGTTCACCTTTAGAGTAAGGTTTAAGAACATCAAGAAAACTATCTAAGAAATCTGTATTTGTCGGTTCTAATATCTGAGACTGTTTACCTTCAAAGTAACACTCTACATCCATATCTTTTGCAAACTTAGTTATATCACCCATCAACCCTGCATAGATAGTACTGTCGCGTAAATTAGCTAAACGTATTTTACCATCCCAAAATTTACTTCTATATTGAGGAGTAAATTCTGCACCAGGTACTTTAAATGTAAAGTAATCGCTCAGCATTCTAAGGTCACTTTTGTCACCATCGAATTCAAAATAGACGTCGTTCTTTTTTCGGAATGTTATCATAGACTGCCAGAGGTAAATCTTGCCCAATCAATAGCGTTTTTGATAGATTGGTTTCTCCACTTTATTTGCTCAAGAATATGATTGAGACCTTCAAGTAGAATATTTATATACTCTATTCTTTGTTCAAGTGCAACTACCTCTGGATCAGTATTGACATGTTTATCAATACCTGACTTTGTTTTAAGTTTTAAGTCGAAAGGTTTTTCTTTATACTCTGCTGCAGTTGCTTGTCCAGAATAGTATAACTCCTTATCTTTCTTTAGTGCATCTAACTTATGGAATATAGCTATTTTTTTAGCTTTTAAATCCATAAGTATAGACAGATACTTATGATGCAATTTAGGTACATCCACAGATGCTGAGTCAAGAGCAGTTTTATCAATACCTGCATCTTCTTCCCACATTTTTAGCAATTCGTCATGCGTTAACATGCTTTTATTATAAATAATTTAATGGTAAAGTTCTTTACTAATTCATATCAAACCTCCAGCCTTTCCGGCCACGGAGGTTTTTTTAATTTTCATCCCAGGAGAGATAATAAATGGCACGAGCTAAAAAGAAAGAAACTTTCGTGAAAGAAATTCAATCGTCTACCGCCTTCCATATCCAACCTAAAAATCCAACTCAACAATATCTTCTTGACTGTATAGACCAATCTGTAATGACAGTGTGTATTGGTCCTGCTGGTACAGGTAAGACATTTTGTACAGGAATGAAAGCAGCTCAATTAATATTGAAAGGTGGTTATGACAAGATCGTGCTTACAAGGCCAAATGTTTCAACAGGAAGATCATTAGGTTACTTTCCTGGTTCAGTAGAAGAAAAAATGACACCATGGCTTAAACCTATTATGAATGTATTACAAGATGGTTTAGGAAAAGGTCGTTATGACTACATGGTTTCGAAAGAACAAATTCAGATTCAACCTATAGAAACTATAAGAGGTAATTCTTTTGAAGATTGTATTATCATTGTAGACGAGTCTCAAAACTTAAATATGTCTGAGATTAAAGCTATTACTACTCGTATAGGTGAAAATTCTAAGCTAGTACTACTAGGAGATCCAGCACAATCAGATGTACATGACGGTGAAGCATTAGAGGAGTTTGTTGAAATGTGTCATCATTATAATATCGAAGCGCCTATAGTAAGATTTACAACAGATCATATTGTAAGATCTGATATCGTAGCTCAATTAGTTAAAATGTTTGCAAGAAATAACATATAAGAAAAGGGGCTTAAGCCCCTTTTTTAATTTTCTATTCTATAGATGCCCCATTGTTTACCAAAAGAGCCTCCATCATATTCTAATGTTCCTTTGTAATAAGTCCATCCGCCAATATTAAATGAATCTGGTGTATCAGAACCATCGTTATTGTAACCGCTTCCAGCAAATACAGAAACATTGTTCCACCAAACTCTTAAGGTTCCAAAACCTACAGCAACTGTATATTTTGTTCCGCTTCCAGCATAGTATTGACCAGTTTCAGGTTCTCTATTTTCTGAAGCAGCTGCCGCAGCTTTTGTTAATATAGATCTTGCATAACCTAATGGCATAATAATTCCTATCTATTAAGAAGTAAAGTTTAGAGCAATATTACCTAAGTAATTAGTACCATCATAAAGAATAGTTACTACATCTATTGCATTTGCAGTAGTAGTTAGTGTGGGTGCACCACCAGGGAATTTTACTGAAGTAAATGTACCGGTTCTGTTACCTGTACCATCTTGAGTAATTATAAGAGTAACTGATTGACCTGTTTGAAAATTACTCATTGTAAATGCAGCACTAGTGCCTAATGTTACTGATTGTACAGAAGAGTCGTTTGGATCAATAGTAATAGTGGAAGCAGAGGATTTGGTTACTATTTCTTCTTGAATGCCGCCATTGAATGCTGCTCTGGTAGTAAACTCAGATGTGGTTGTTACTTGAGGATTTCTTATAAAGGCAGAAAATCTTCTACTTCTAGAACTGAATGTATTTGCTGCTCTAATAGCCATCACTAACTCCTTAAAATAATTTTAAAATATTTATAAATTTTTGTATCTTTTTCTTATAATCTGTACAGCTGTCTGAGATGTACTTAAGCCCCAGAACCATATGTTTATACTGCAAATGATTCACCACATCCACATGATGCTGTCGCGTTAGGGTTGATAACTTTAAGATAAGATCCTCCTAATTCATTTACATAATCAATTGTACAACCTGCTACAAACATTTCAGCCATATCATCTATGCATAAAATATTATCTATAGTAGGGCCAAAACCTTTCATTTCGGATAGTGACCAATCATATTGAAAGCCAGAACAACCTCCGCCTTTTACTGAAAGATATACATATTTACTTTTACCATCAGAGACTACTTTTTTCATATAGTCTTTGGCACTATCTGTTAAAGTAACCATTAATTTAACCCGCTAATAATCTTTGTAATACTAAAATCTTCGTCATGTTCTACTTCAAGTTCTTTACATTCAACTCTAACAGAACCGTTATATTCACCTGACTTTCCACCTCTTAATGTACGATTAATTTTTCTTTTAGCGGAAAGACATTCACTTAGATTATCTCTTATTGTATACTCTTTTAGAGCTACTGGTTCGCCAAAATACATTAATAATACAAAAAAAGTTCCTACTGTCATTTTTTAATGTCCTGAATGTTGATCTCTATTAGCTGAAGGGGCAGCAATCTGACTATTAGAATGAATTAAATCCATAATATCGTTACGAATTTTTTCGTGCGTTGCTTCTAAATTTTCAATTCGTTTTAACATAAAATCAATTTGTAATTTTTGTTGTTGATCAAATGGTGCTGCTCCACTTTCAATTTCTTCAGTTAATTTATCTAACTCGTTTGCTAAATGTTCAATTAACATAAACTGTTCATTATCAGCAGGAAGTGATCCTAGCTCACCTCTAGGCCATTTAATTCTAAACTCTGTATTTTGTTTAAGATCAGATTGCATCATAGTCTGTTCAGTTTCTAAATTACTCACTCTTTCTACAAGACCAAAATAAGCCCAAGTACCTAAAGCGGTAGCGGCTATCATACTAATAATATTTCTGAGTGGCAATGCAACCTCAGTTCCTTCATTTATTTTTGGTGCCATAATTAACCTTTACGCTTCTTTTTTGCCTTTCCAGCTTTCATGTTAGCCATCCAATGAGCTAGTTGACCTTTACGACCGCCTTGTTTTGCAACTTTTCTAAGATTAGATACAGATGATTTAGTAGGAACACCATGGCGTTTACTATCACCTTTGTCTTGTGGATTTTTTCCATCCATAAAATTTTCTTTTGCAATATCTTGCTTAACCGGTTTAGGTGTAACAGGTTTTTTAAAATTTTGTTTTTGGATGGGTTGTGTTGATACACTACCTCTCATTACCATTGCTTACAACTCCAATATCTAGCTTTAGTTTTCGGACCCGGATTTGCACAATTGTGTCTTGCTCTAAATGATTTTCTTCTTGCAGGGATATCAGCTTTAATTTCCATATTAGGATCACCAAAGTTAACTTTAATTGTATTACCCTTTTCGTTCTTAACATACACTGAACGTTTTTTAGGTCCTCCAGGTGTTAAAAATGGTTTATTAAGAGTTACATTTTTTTTCTCGCCATCTTCTTCATAGATAGCAGTTTCTTCTACTTCACCCCATTCGTTTAAAGTAGTTTTTACATTTTCAAAAACATTATCTCCAGTTAAAATACTCATTTTTATTTCTTTGGGCTGCCCCAAACCTCCCTTGCGTTAACTTTAATAAATTTCTTATTTGTTTCATTAGTATTTGGATTAGGTATTGTTAAAACAACATTTTTAAGATTCAAAAAAGCTCTTAATTGAGCGTCTTGCCTACCACTAGAACTCATATGCTCTTTTCTAGCTATCTTATGATACTTATTAGGTTGTTGGTGTGTAATACCTTTTGATACCTGTTTTGCTCTTTGTCTTTTTTTCGCCATATTAACCTCTAAATATTATTATTATTTAATCTACCATTAGTATAAGTTTGATTTTCAAAATACAAATATCTAAATGATGCTGTACTAGTTATATAATCAATATTTGCACTAGTAGAATCATATGTAGGACCGTCTATGCTTATTGGAAAACAGTTAATAAAATTCCAATGTACTAATGGATTGTTACCATCATCACAACCAAAGACAGTTATATTTGATGTTGTTCTACTAAAATCTTCTAATGTTGAACTTGTAGATGATGTAACATAATTCTTATACTGTTCATGACTTTCCGGATGATTAATAGCTTTCAACCAATTTAAAACCGATCTATAATTTTCAAAATTTTTATCAATGAGAAAAGTAAAATCTAATGAACTATAATCTACACCATTACCAGGAATAAAAGCTCTTCCGGAATTTAATCTGTTAGGTAAATTTACTTCACCTCCTGTTACATTAGGTATAATTAAACCTTGTAAGCAGAATACTACTTGTGGAAGATTTTCTGCAACAGCATAAAAGTTTTGAGGAGCTACAAAAGAAAGCTCAGGTATTCTACTTGAAACTGTATCGTATGATAGTGCCATATTATATTTATAATAAAAAAAGAGGCAGCCTAAGCTGCCTCTTTGTAAAGAATCGTAACGACTTACACGTTGTCGATACGGAACTTACGATAGTAGACGTTAGTGTTAGGAGCGACCAAGCCTTGTGACTGGATTGCATTAGCACCGCCAGCAAATGGGTTTGAAACCATTCCGTAACGAGTCTTAAATCCAATTTTTGGCTGGAAAGTCTCCTGTGCAACTGCACGAACCATTTGCAATGGAACGTATGGGCAATAGAACATACCAGCGTCCATGTTGTTTGAACCCTTGTATCCAACAACAGCATAGTCACCTGATGTTGCATATGGGTCAACATAAACCTTCATACGACCATTGAGGGTACCTGCGAATACACCAGAAGTAACATCAACGTTAAGGTTGTCTGACAAACCTGATGAATAGTCAAGAAGACCAGCCATTGTCAAGCTTGAAGCAACGTTTGCTGAGCAAAGAATAAAATTACCTTTACCACGGCGAGTTTCAAAAGCAACTTTGTTTGCTTCTTTTTCAAGCTGCAGCATTAGGCCTTTTTGGCGCTCAACTGACCAACGACCTTGACCATCAGCAATGAGGTCAAAAATACCATCGTTAGTTAAACCATCTGCACCATACTTAGCTTGGCTGAGCATTGTGCGTACAACTTCACGGTTAATTTCAGCAAGAATTTCAGTTGACAAAATGTTTGACAACTCAGCTTCTGCATCAAGACCGTGAACTGCTTTAAGATCTTGAACCAATTCCATGGTGTATTCACTCTTGAGCGCACGTGTCTTTGCTTCGACAGCTGTACGTTCGATTGTGAATGACATTTCACGGAAGTTGTCCCCTTCACCTTCTCTTGTTGACATGCCATAAGGTGAAGTACCTTCTGCCATGGATGGGTTATAGCCAGTGTTAAGAGCTGGATCAGCACCTACTGCATCAACGAATGGATCGTTAACTGGTGAGGTATGTTGGTTGTTAAAGCTGTCTGATTCTGAGACAGATGTAGAACCATCATTGTAAGCTCTTCTAACTGCAAGAGGATTAGAAGCAGACGCATCTGAACCACCTGCACCGTGTGGGTCTGGCGAACCAGTGTTGAATGGTGTACCAGAGAAGTTCGGGAATACTTCGTTGTAGAAAGCTTCTGCAGCGTTAATTCCACCTTCAGTCTCATTGTTAGCACCGTAACGAGCACGAAGTGCAAAGATCAATCCGGTTGGAGCAGACATTGGCTGCACACCGCAAAGATCGAAAGCCATCATTTGTGGCATAGCACGACGGACGAGAGAGATGATGATCGGGTCATAACCAGCGCGGCCAGTAGCATTAATAGCTGCGTTAGTTCCAGCACCTGAGAACGCACCACCAAATGATGCACCAGATACCATTGACTCATCGAGAACACCTGCCTCTTCCTTCAATGCCTTTTCAGTATTTTCTAGGACCTGAGCAACAACCGCTTTACGATCACGATCCTTAATAGCATCTAGATCTTCGTGGTTAATTACTGGCGCCCATTTTTCCATAAGGACATCGGTTGACATTTTGTTTCTCCTTCAAAAATTTTATAATGTCTAAATTTTCTTATATATTTAATACTCTTTTATTTTCTTACTTAGTCACAGTCTTTGAAAGAAACTTCGCATACTGCGATACAGTACTGTCATCTTCTTCGATAACTGTACCACCGAATACTTCCTCACTCAATGAGCTAAGAAGCGGTTGCTCAGATGACTCATCAAAATAGCCTTCTTTAAGCTGCTCGACTTTATATCTGAACTCTTCGATGTCATCAGCTTCAACATTCTCAGACAACTTTTCTAAGCGGATCTTTTGTGTCTGTGGAAGGTCTTCACCAATGGCTTCGACAATTTCTTTTCTCTTGATTTCCAAAAGCTCTTTTTTAGCTGCTTCTAATTCAGAAGTTTGCTCTTCAATCTGCTCTTTATATGACTCAACTGCTTCAGTTAATTCATCTACAACAGATACTTCTTCCTCTGGAATATCAATAAAGTTTGATTCGAAAACAGTCTTCATTTCACGAATAAAGTTTTCTGCAATTTCTGTACGAAGTGAATATTTAATCTCAAGTTGATTTTCTTCAAGCCATTCATTTACGACATAATCCATATACTGGTTAACTCTTTCGTTGACTTCATCAACTTTCTCTTCTAACATTTGAGCATATTCAGCTTCGATCTCTTCTTTAATAAGACTTGCTTTTTCATTTACAGCTGTTTCAAAAATAACTGCTGCTTTTTCTTTAAAGTCTTGCTCTAAATCTTCTGTTAAGTCATCAATGTCTTCTTTAACAGGACCTTTAGGGTTAGCTTTAGTTGGAGTCTCATTAGGGTCTTTAGATTGATCATGAGGACCTTCACCAGGGTTACCACCTTTAGTTTGAGGCTGGTTACTTCCTTTTTCTTCTTTAGGACGTTGACCATCATTAGAAACTGTAGGAGCTTTTTCTAGCTTTTCACCAGTTGCTTCTTCAACTTCTTCTTCATCAGACTCTACTGACTCCTTCTTAGCCATTGCAGCTTTAATAGCTTTGTCTTTATTATCCATGTACTCTTTATCATCAGGCTCATGCTTACCATCACCATCCATGTCACCTTTATCTTTAGCTTCAGTAACTTCTTTGTAATGATCTTCAATTTCTGCCTGCTCTTCTTCAGATAAGTTAGAATAGAAATCATGGAACTCTTCTTCAGTAAGACCTTCGATCTTTTCCCAATCCCATTCCATTTCTTCTTCTACTGATTCATCTGCTTCTTCTTTATCGTCATCGTCGTCATCGTCGTCGTCATCGTCGTCAGACTTATCATCAGATGCTTCTTCAACAGACTCATCAGCTTCTTCTTTGTCATCATCTTTATCTTCTTCGTCATCATCATGTTTAGCTTCTTTTAATGCTTCATAATGATCATTAAACTCTTTAAGCTCTTCTTCACTTAATTGATCGACAAGCTCATTAAATTCATCTTCTGATAACGAATCAATTTTTTCCCAATCCCACTCTTTTTCTTCTTCAGTGAGTTCAGCTTCAACTTCTTCTTCAGCTTCCTTCATGTTCTTCATTGATTCTTTTTCTTCATCAGGAATCTGCTCATCATTAGAATTTTTTTCTACTTTAGTATCTTGACCTTCTTCAACAGCTTTATTATCTTCTCCGTCAGTATCATCAGAGCTATCATCTGCATCATGTAGATCTTCATCCATAGCTTGATTGTGTGGACCTTTATTTGGTTCAGCTGATGCAGAAGCATCTGAAGGAAAGCCTTTGTTCTTATTACGAGTTTTTCCAACATCTTTATCTCCACCTGCATCCATAGCAGCACCTTTTTCAGAACCCAAAACTTCACTTGAGTTGTCAGAAGCACCAGATGCAATCTTACCTTTATTCATATCACCAACGTCTTTATCTCCGCCGGCGTCAATAGCTGCACCTTTTTCAGAACCAATAACCTCTGAAGAATTATCTTTCTGATTATCTGCTTTAGGTTTTGCAGTATCACTCAATTTGTTAGCTGCAATAGCTTTATCAGTTTTATCTTGAGCTTCGTCAACTTGCTCTTCTTCTGACATTTTATTTTGAGGGTTCTTAACCTTTTTAGGTGCAGTCATATCTGCCTCGAGAAGCTCCTCAATAACTGTAATTAGATCGTTATTCTTTTCCATTGTATTAAAACTCCGTTAATCTATTTATATTAAAGTGTTTTTAAGAAGCTCTCAAATACTTCTAATTTAACTTTGTTGAGCTCTTTCATATTAGCTCTTTTTAATTTTTCTCTCTGGAAGTCAAGATCAACTTGTCTCCACATTCCAGACTCGTAAATCCATTCTGCTTGCTCATAAACACCTTCTACGAAAGAAGATTGAGCTGATGGGTCAAAAACAACATCAGCAGCAGTAGTGAGGGTAAAGTCTTCACCCACAATATTGATACCATTAGTAGGCATAAGAGAACCTAAACCTCTTGATGATACACCAATTTTAACACCGTCTGATAAAAGATTCTCAACAATCTTTCCCATAGGTGTTGAAAGAACTTTAGCTTTACCTTCATAATACACAGCATCTTTACCTTGCGTCTTTGTAAGACTCTCAGTCATAATAGCTGCTCTTTCTGGATTAACAACAGGTTCTGCTGGATGATTAAGCTCACCAAGAGCTCTTTTCTCGTCAATGTAATCTTTTTTATAATTATCTACAGCATTATCCATAACTGATTCAGGGTATATTCTTTTGTTTTTATTTTCTTTAACAGCTTGCAAAAACGGACCTTGAATATACATTCTTTTATTGTCACCTTTTCCTTCAGAAAGAACAGACAAGTCATTAAATTTTATATCTTCTTTAATGAGTTTCATTTTTAACTCCTGAATTCAATAAGCACATTTCCAGATGCAGCTGAAGTAAAAGAAACAGCAGCTTGACTGTCCACTTCTAAAGGAATTCCTCCAATTTGAGACAACTCCCATCTTCCAGTTTCAAACACTTTACCATCAATAGTACAATCAGATGTTCCCATGTTTATAACTGATTCAATTCTACTAGCTTTAATTACAACTGTACCTATATCTTTAGTAAATGTAAAATCATCTGAATCTAAAGAATGATTTGATCCGTGTACGTGAAATACTACTCTATTCCCTGGAGTAGATCCGTTATTACCAACTTGTTTTGCAGTTACTCTATATGCCATTTTCTATATCCTTAATTAGTTGTATTAGCAAGTGATCTAGATCTACCTTTTACTCTTCGTTTAGTGATCTTTGCTTTAAGCGCGGCTTTCTTTTTAGCGCCGCCGCCCATAGCTTTTTTAGCTCTCTTTAATTTAATACCTACGCGTCGTAAAGCTGCTTTTTGTGTACCTGTTTGTGGCAAACATCTATTACCTGCTAACCTCATACCAGGTCCGCAAATCTTTTTCTTTTTAATTTCACCTTTAGCTCTTTTAAAAATTACTTTTGCTCTCTGAGGTTTACCTTTAGCTTTTTTACCACCAGCTGGGTTTTTTTCTTCACCTAACTCTTTTTCATTTTTGTTAATTTCATAACATTCACAGTGTTCACAATCTGGTCCACAAGTACACTCACTAACGGGCGCACCACAACATGCTTCTGGACACATGTCCTCATCTTCAATTAACTCTATTTCATACTCTTCGGCAAATAGTAACTCTTTTAAAGCATTCATTCCATTTACACTAGGATCAATTTTAGACAAATCAAATTCAAAGACGAGATCCATAATAGAACCATCTTCATTAGGAGCAAAGTCAAACATTTCTTGTACTTCTGAATGATTCTCTATTAGAGGTCTATCCACCTCTAACTCACCATCAAAAGAAACCACTTCTTCATATTGTTCGATTTCAATCTCTTGTTTAATTTCTTCTAGCTGCTCTTCAGAGAATAGAAAATGAGTATCGAATGAGACACCATTCATCATTTGCTTTTTAAGCTCTTCTCTAAACGTTTGAGTTTGGTATTGTTTCCATTCAAGAAGGTTCATTGTCATCACTCTTTAAATAATCTTTGGCCATTTCTTGTTTAATAACATTAAGTTTCTCAAACGCTAATTGAGTCATATGATCCTTTACAGATTTTGTAAAATCATTAGTATCATCAGCTTGTAAAAAATTTCTTAAATCTATCATAATTTATTTATTCCTTTTTAACCCCAGAGTATAGAATCCATTTCGAGAGTTGCGTTCTTCAACTCTTCTTCTAACTCTTGAATCTCAGTAGTCGCTTCTTGCCATAAGCCCTGACCGTCAAGTTGTACACCACCAGGGAGTTCTGTATTTTGATATTTCTTTAAATTAGAACCCCACTGCTGCTTTGCTAACGCTGTTGCGTATCTTTTTAACCAAGTGTTTTTATAAACCTCACCATTTGTTTCTGGATCTGCTACCTCGTAAACTTCACATAATAGATAAAAACTTTTACCAGATTGAGTTTTTATTCTTTTCCAATCCACATCTAAGTATAATCTACTTTTGTACATATTAAATCTAATAGCTGGAGCTGTATTAAGCATAAAATCAATATGTTCTACATTTAATTTCTGTGTATAATAGTTTGATAATCCAGTACCATAAGCACCACTATAAAACATATCAAAGTTGTTTAAGAAATATTGATATTCAAAATTATACATTCCTGCTTGAGTAAAAGAATCTACTTTAGACACTTTAGTAACAGAAATAATATTGTCAGGTACTTTAATTCCTATCTGCCCTGTACTAGTAACTGTTATATTTTCTTCTTCTAATAATACATCTTCTTCTTTAAAATATTTGTTAAAACCATCATGTCTAGTTACTTGAGTATATCTTATTGGAGAATCAGAATCAGAAAAATCTAAATCTGAATCTAAAGCTCTATATGTTACACCATCAGAATCTAAAACAAGTGCACCATACTGATCTGAATCAAATGAAGGAGCCTCTGAATCGTACTTCACATATATTCTTTTACCTTGTACGTTATCTTTTTTTAACATAACTCTTTGACCGATTCTGTAACTGTTAATTACATCAGAATCAAAATCAGGAGCGGTTAAATCTTGATGTCTTCTATTATTTCTACTTAATAAACCAGAATCAACATAAATGGTTCTCCATGATCTTTGAGCTCCATCGTAATGATATTGATGAAAAAATTGAACAGCTTCATCAATACAATCTTCTAACTGTACATCAGCAATCTCAACGTTAATAACTGGCGCGCCCAGTCTACGTAAGACCCAATCTGCTAACTCTTGTTTACTGTATGGTAGTGGCATCGTGCTCCACAATCTCCGTTTCAGTATTTATAGTAAGAACATCTTTTTCTCCCGAAGGAATAATTACAGGGCTTGCAACATTAACGCTTTCAAAACCAAAAGGTTCAGGAGGCATATCTGGATCTTTAATCTGTTCTTTTTCCATTTCATTCATAATTTCAGCATCAATTCTAGCTATATCTTCTTCTGTTTGACCAAGAATAACTTTACGAACATATTCAATAGAGAAATATTTACCTACATATTCAGATGCATCTCTTAACACGCTTAATTGATCATTAAGTAACTCAACTTGTTTAAGCTGATCAAAATGCATGTCTTTAAGATAATCATATGAGATGTATTGTCTCATCTCTTCAAATTCTTTTTGAGTACATACACCTTTAAGCACTAACTGTACTCTTAAAACTTCATTAAAGATCTCAGCAAATTGTTTTCTTAAACGTTTTATAAACTTACTAAACTTTATCTCGTCTCTTGAGATGTCTGATGCTCTTCCGAGTTGGAAGTTGTTGTCTTGATTGATTCTTGAGATTGGGACATTGAGTGATTGATATAACTTCTCCTTGAAGTAATTGACATCATCAAGATCTCCAAGATTTTGTCCTCCAGGGAGTGTCGAAATTTCCGTACCACGCGAGCCTTCTCTACGAGGGAGCCAGAAGTCTTCAAGGAGTGACATAAACTTTCTAGAGTCACGAATTTCTCCTGTGTTAGGGTTATAGTCTATTTTATTTCTATACCTATTCATCATATCACGAAGATAGGTTTCTGCTTTAATTTTGGGTAATGTACCTACATCAACATAAAAGATTCTTCTTTCAGGTGCTCTTGCAATACGATAAACAATAAGAGCATCTTCCATAGAACGTAAATTGTTAAAAGGTTTAATTGCTTTATCTAAATAACCTACAATCATTCCTTTATTTCTATCTACTAACCCTGATGGGCAAAATACTATTGAATCTTTTGAAAGCTTAACTGTACTATTACTATTACCTCCATCAGGAGAATATTCGAAATACTCTTCTACTTTAGTAAGAATAGGTACACCGGTTCTAGAATCTTTTTCATAAAAAGGCTTAACATGTCTTTTAATTTTTAATGCGTCAATAGGTCTTAATTCTCTAATACCGTCTTTAGGACTATTAGGATCTATAATAACTTGATAGTGAATTCTGCCATCTACATACTATTGACGAAATATATCATAAGAACGTCTTTGAAACTTTAACAAGTGTAGGGTTGTTTTAAATTCTTCTCTAATAGTTTCTTTAATTCTATCATCAATATTAAGTAAATCTAAACGAATAGAAACCGATGGTCTTTCATGTTCTGTAATAAAAGATTCATTTACAATATCATCAATTGCAGCATCTGCTTCCGGATAAAAAGAAATGTCTCTATATTGAGCTATTAACGCATGTTCATTCCTGGCTTTGCTGTATTGCTCATATGTATAACCAATACGACCACCTACAGGAAGATCAGTTCCATCATCCATCGGTTGAGGAATAGGTGACGGAACTGGTTTATCATTTTTATTTTGAACTAATTCAAACCCGAATAGTTCTTCTTTTTGAATAGCCATAAGGACCCCTCATTATGTAATGAAGAGTTATTGTGTTACAGGTACGGTACTAATATCCGCAGTAGTTCTACCTGTAGTAGGTGTGCTAGTTGTATTAGCCTCCCACCACTGGTATGCAAATGTAACAGCAAACTCTTCAATTGTATCTGTACTGTCGTAAGAGACGTCAATTGTATCTACAACAGTTGGCCAAGCTCCTACAATAACATATCTTTTAATGACTGCACCTGTACGACTAAGCTGTTCTATTTCCATATTAGCCGTGTATGAGTCAAATGAAGAAGCATTTACACCTCTTCCTGATACGTTTGTAGCAGCACCATTAATCGCATCTTGCCATCTTTCGAAAGCATTTCTTACAGCAAAGTTGTTATCATTAATAACCTGTACTGTCCAAGCATCAAAAATAGTATCTCCTGATACTTTTAATTGTCTACCTCTAAACGGTACAATAACTTCGCCAATTGTCCTAGCCGGCATTGCGGCGGTTTTAATCATGAAAGAGCTAAGAGCTTCTGTTTCACCTGCACCAAAAGCTGAATTCGCTAAACCTTGAATATCAGCATTTGGCCAGTTACAGTTTACTCTAAATAGGTTAGCTCTTGCACCCCCACCAGCTAAAGCTGTTTTAAAATCATCAATACGAACTGTCATGTTATGCTCCTGCTACCTCACTAAATGATACTCCAGTTCTTACTGCAACAAAGTTCAATGTAATGAAGTTGATTGAGCGAGCTGGTTTAATATAAATATCAGCTACAAATCTATTACCATCGATGACTTGACCTGTATTGTTTGAAGTATCACAAACAACTTTAAAGTCTGTTAAACCTCTTCTTGCTTGAATTTCAGCAAGAAATGGCTCTACTGCATTAACAAAAGTTCTTCTAGTTAAGTCATCGTTGAATTCAAACAACTGGAACTTAGCTGCAGTTGCAATTGCTTTTTCAAGTACAATAAACAACCTACGAACATTAATTCTATCAAATGCAGATGGTCTAGATAAAGCAGTTTTATCTCCATATAGAAGTGTTCCTTGACCTCTAAAGGTAACTACAGGGTTAATTCTATTTGGATATAGCTGATCTCTTTCTGTTTGATTAGGGTTAAAGGATAATTTAACCACATTATTAATAAAGCCTCTATTAAGACCTGCAGGAGAGAACCAGGCATCATTTGTAAATTCTGCTCTAGCTGTTAAACCTGCTGTGTCTGAGTTAAGAGGAATCCAAAAATACTCATCATTATATCTATCATATTGTCTCTTATAACCAGAGTCAAACACCGCGTATGAAGATGAGTTAAATGAACTATAATAGTCTATTACTTTTTGCGCTGTAGGATTATTCACTGAAGCAGAATAACTTGGTGAGCAAAATGCAATTGCATCTTTTCTTGTTTCGGCAATGGTAATAACATATTTCGAAACTGTAGCTGATCTTTCTCCAGTAATAAGCAAATTGACATCTACTGCATCATCATCAGATAATAGATCATAAGCTGTTGTATAGTTACCATCTGAAACACTTGCGCCGTCTGTTCCACCATCTAAGGAATACTTTCTTACTCCTGTTAATGACATATTTGTTGATAGATAATTAAATCTACTATTACCAGTCAAAGATGTAAGAGAAGAACCAATTGTTGTATTTCCAGTAATTGTTCCGCTTTGAGCTGCTGTTTCCTCATTAAGTAAATAGATCCATTGAGACTGATCATTGATAATATCTACATAATAATTAGGCCCGCTATCACCTGATTTAGCATTTTTAGCTTTTGAAACATATGGATAAGTTTCTAAAACTTCATTTGCTGTACCTGTAATAAGAGTGTCGGTTGTATACACAATAATATGCATTTCGTCTTCAGGAGTTGTTGTGTAATTACTTCCCCAAGTACTAGTTCCAGGTACAGTGTCAAATAAATCTGACCCTTTAGTTGAACCAAACAATACAGTATTCTTAAAATCCGAATCTGTCATTGAAGCGTCCATTAAAATAATTCCAATACTGTTACCCAGTGCACCTGGATATCTAGCATAAACAGAACCATTTACTAATGTTGATTTTTCAACTAAGAAATCATCTAAGTTGTTTAGTTGTGCAGAAGTTAATGTAGTTGCACCTGCTTCGGCATCTGTATTGACAAAAAACGTAATAGTAACACCGTTAATAGTTTGAGCAGATGGTAACGTAATACCTGTTGCGCTATACTTAACAGTCGGATCGGTAATGCCTGCAATTGCATCTGAGTCAATTGTTACTGAACTAGCACCAGCTGTAACTAAAGCCTCTCTAAAAGCGTCAGCAATTGAACCTAACGTTAATGCATCTGCTGTAAATGCTACTGTAGTAGAACCATCATAAGCAACCGCGTTACTAGATGTAAATACCGTTGAAGATGGCGAACCTGTAAACACTGCTGAGATTGTACTTGCTGAACCAACAACCGGCTCTGATGCTGCATTTCTTGCACCATCAGAAATAGCTCTAACTACTTGAAGGTTATTTGCATAACCTAAGAAATTAGCTGCAGCGTACCAATCATCTCTAGTACTAGATGCGTCATTTGTTGAAACTTTAGGGTATCCAAACTTAGCAATTAGATCTTTTTCTGAAGTTACCGTTGTTACATCTAACGCAGGTCCCCATTCAAATTTACCAGCAAAACCTCCAATTGATGTTGCCACCGCTGGAATAATGTTAGTAAGATCTTTTTCTAAAATTTGCACACCTGGGCTAACTAAAAATGCCATTGTGAAACTCCTGTAATAACTCTTTCTATATTTATATTTCTCATTTATTGAGTGACAATGATACGGCCATTGTCATATGATGATTCTACGACTGCATCAAATGTCATGTCTTCAAACCCTGATTTAAACCTAAAATGTATTTTATCATCACTGCTTAAAGCGGAATCATAATCGATTCTAAACGAATCAAAATACTCCATAGCTACTGAATCATTGTTAACTGTATAAGCTATAGTTCTTAAAATAGAAGTATAATCAGATCCTCCACTTACTGTAAATGATCTTCTAATAATTTCGCCACCACCTAAACTATAAACATACCAACTAATCTTAGTATCTGCAGACAGTTCAGGTCCTACTTGAGTGTATTCAACTGTGTTAAGATCTGAATCTGTTAAAGCAATAGATGAGGATGTTACACCTATACCTAACAATGCTTCCAGCTTAGCTATTCTGGTTAAATGTGACCCTGTTTCATCTTTGATAGCGTTAGCTAATATATCACTATCAGCAAGATCTATTCTATTTAGATCTATAGTTCTAACCACTCTATCTGAATCGTAGTAATCAGAATCTTCTAGAGCAGTAAGTCTAAGTTTAGCAACATACACTTCGTTTCTAGTCCATAGTCTATCTGAATCAACATTAAATTCTAGTACAGCAAGTCTTGTCTCTAGATCTTGAACTTTAAGTTCGTCAGAATCTAATCTTGCGTAAATATCATCTATTTGTTCTTTAGTAACACCAATAGCTAAAATCTTTGCTCTTAAATCAGAATCATCTGAATCATGTCTTGCTGTCAATGTAGCTAAATCTTCTTCTACCTGAACTACTCTTTCTAATAATCTACCATCAGAATCTAATTGTCCTAATATTGAAGTTATTCTAGCTGCATCTGAATCTACATCTCTTCTAAGAGCACTAATAGCTAACATATCACTATCAAGTCTATTAATAATATCAAACGTAATAGTCTGCTCTGAATCAAGTGAAAGCTCTAAGTTGTCTACTTTTTCTTGAAGTGCTTGTATCTTTAAGCTATCTGAATCTGCATCAGCTCTTAAATTATTGACTTCATTTCTAAGATCAGACACAACTTTAAGATCAGAGTCAGTAAACAATGAATGCTCTCTAACCATATTTTCTACCCTATCAGAATCTAATCCTGATACAGCAGCTAATTTTTCTTCTATTAGAGCAACAATATAATCTGAGTCAATATTGACTCTGAACACACCTTCAAAATCACTGTTTTCATTAAAGTCAACAATAATACCAACGCCGGATTCGACGCGTACCATCATAGGGTAAAATTCAGAATCAAAACTATATGCCATGTGTTAACAACTCAACTTTATATATTTATTTAATACCAAATCTGATCTGGAGTTGAGGAACCTCCTCCTCCACCACCGCCGCCTCCACCTGAGACGTTTGTTGGAATTTGTCTTCTTACAGTAATATCTCTACTAAAATTATCTTCATTTTTTACAGCATCGGCATCATAAGGAACATTATTGTTATTTGATCTTATAGGAAATACATGCGTAGGTGTATATTGATCTCTTATTGTACCGCCAGCAGCAATTCTTACTCTGTTAGTAACAGAATCTCTAAACGATTCTCTTTGTCTTGTATTATATAATATAGGATTAAAATTTAATGTAAAGTCGGAATCAAACGATAAAGCTGAATCACTATCATCTGCAGAATGTAATAATTCACTAGTGTAATTTTCTGATGTAAACTGGCCTCTTTTTAAAGATGATTCATATAATAAAGTATGTAAAGATGACACTTCATCTGAATCTATTTGAGATCCAAAGATGCCCATGTCTCTAAAGTAGCCTGGATACTGGCCAGAATAACCAAACGAACTCCATGTAGATCCAGACTTAGTCCTTGGAACTGATCCAACATATTGACCGTCTACATAATATAAAGATTCACCGTTTCCATCTAATGCGGTTGTTCCTTTTCCTACTACAATTAGTGTCTGCCATTTTAATTCAATATCATAACCTGTATCATAAAATGCATTACCAACTCTATTAGAATAAAATCCTAAATCTCTTGTGTTATCCCTAATCATTGGCTGGTGGTCGTTATTACCTCTATAGAAAGTTCTCCAACCCGAATTAGTCTCTCTTGGATACCAAACAAAAAACATTGTATAGAATTGACCTAATGTTTCACTGTCAGGTGTAGTAAAAGTTATAACACCGTTTGTACCATCAACATCTAATCCGTCTTTACCTCCAATGTTTTGAATAGCTCTTACCCCAGATAAAGAATCAGAATCAACATAGAAGTCTTCAAGTGTTTCCCCGGATACATGTCCTCTAAATTTAACTCTATGAATTGGGTCTCTAGAATCAATAAAACTAGCTACAGGGTCATTATTACCTGTACCGTTTATAGTATGTTTTGCTAAATTGAGTTCGGTGTTAATATGAGATGGCCAGCTAGGATAACCAGATGCTCTAATGCTGGTTCTCCCGCCGTTTCTAATTAGATAGTTTCTAACAGGATGCTGATCAGAGTCAAAACCATTAGACCTAATAGCAAATCTCATGATTAGCTCCTCTTAAAGACTTACATTTGCAACAATATCACTTAAACCTGCGCCTGTAATTTTAATAGCTTGAGATGTTTCCCCACTAGATGAAGTAGTAACAGTTGTACTTGTTGTATCATCTCCGAAGGTCATAGTAGAACCATCAATTGTAAGATTTATATCTGTTGCTATTCTATCACCATTAATGTCAAATGCACTAATATCTACAGTACTACTAATAGTAGTTCCAGTATAGTTGTATGTAGATGATGCAGGTGTTACAGTAATACTAATTGGTGTATTAGGAGTAAAGACATGAACATCCATCCAATTACCATTATTTCCTTCTATACCCCAAATTCTATCTGTACTATCTCTAGCAACAGCATGGAATCTACCTGGTATTGTACCAGTTCTGACCCAGCCAGTAGTATTATTCCAAGCATAAGTATAGAAGACATCATAACAAATAACACCTAAAATGGTTCTAGCATCGTTTAAGAATACAGCATTTCTAATTGTCTTAGGTACTTCAACTTCACTATGGAATGTAAGAGCAGTAGCATCAGTTGAACTCACTGCGTAACTAATAATCGTCCGTGCATCGTTTGTAGAGTCAGCTGATTGATAAGAACTAGACATTGGTATTACTGATAAGTATCTATTACCACTATTCTTAAATGTTTCGTTCCAAATTACTGATGAGTGACCAGCATTTGATTGTGAAATACTAATTTGACCACTAAACCTAGCTGAGCTTGCATCAGCAATATTGTCTGCTTGACCTCTTGTAAACGTATCTGCTGTTGTATCCCATTCAAAAACAAACGGATGGTAATCATAGTTAGCGTCAAAGTAAGGTGTGTAGAATACTTTTGTATCGCTATCATTATATTTCGGGAACCATGTACTTGAATAGTTAAGTGTTTTACCAATTGTTGTATAACCTCTTGCACCACCATACAATGTATTTGATGTAGATGGTACAGTGTTGAAGGTATGTAAATCTGTAGTAGTATCTGCAGACACGTTATGCTTTGTAATATATTGAGTGTATTCATTAGCAGAGTTATTATAAAGATAAATTGGTTTATCATCTTGTGTACTTCTACCAATTAATTGTACAAAGTAATATGATCTTTGTGTTCTGTTTGCCTGTGTAGATGAATCAGGATCATCAAAATCAATATGACCTACACCTTCCATCGGTCTATTCATATACGAAGTTCTCCATTCAAAAGAGATCATTGAGATTCTAGAATCACCATCGCCCAAGCATGCTGGAACTTGAATGCCATCAATAGTAGTGTTGTTTGAAGTTGTGCCACCAGAGCTTGCAGCAACTTCACCACCTACATATTCATGATATGGTTGACCGTCAGGCTTGTTTGGCTCTGAACGTACTTGATACCATGAATAAACAGGCCGAGTGCTAAACATTCGTATTGAGTTAGTACTTCCGTCTGCAGCTACAAATCTTTTATATGGACCAGAAGTGTTAGATGGGTCAAGTGATTTAATATGAGATGTGTCAATATTATTTCTTCCATCATTACCTGTTGTTGTAACTTTATGATCATGTGCTACTGGTTTAGTAAGATGCATACAACCCATCATACCAGCTCTAGGTCCACCAGTACTGTATCCCGCATCACCTGTACTGTAGTTAGTGTATGTAGCTCCTGCAGTTGTAATTTCATAATCTGTTTTGCTTGAAGAACCATTTTTAAATACTGCACTAGTATTGAACACAGGTGCTAAAGTGGTTTTGTTATGACCTTCACCTTCAATATAGATATAATTATTACCAGCTCCGGATCTATCATCTTCCCAGACACTGGTTACACCTTTTTTACTTGCTTTTTTAATTAATGCCATTTTATACTCCGATTAAATTTCTTCTTGATTCATGAACCAGGTTACCACTTCAGCTTCATCTGCCCAATCACCTCTAGAACCATCTCCGTTTGTCTTCCATGGCTGCTCTTTAATTAGAGTAGAAACACCATCTTGAACAACATAAATTTTTGCAACTCCACCATCTAGTTCAGCACTATAATTAATAGTAGTAGTGACATCAGCACCTTCTGAATCTTGGTGTAAAATATTATCTTTTGTAAAACTAGTAGCCATAATAACCTCTTTGTATATTTATATTTTCTTGTACTTGAATTGAATGTTAAGATCTTCACCTTTGTTAGTAGAACCTACAGCATCAACATCGATGGTAATATAGTCACCTTCATTCATATTAATTATAGGATCTGTTACTGTAACTGTTGTAGCACTAGCAGAGAAGCTAAATGTTTCAGCTGAAGAACCATTTTTATTGACATCAATGGTAACTGTACCATCAGCAGCAGTACCTAACTTAGGACTTATAGAAAAAATTTGCAAATCAAAAGGTGCATACCATCTAGCTGTGCCAGTTGTTACAGAAAGCTCACCTTGTTGATACAAAGATATGTTAAAGATAGTATTTTCTTTTGCGACAACAGATGCAGAATCTGAATCAAAAGTGTTTGCAGTAACAATATCTGTAATTTTTTCTCTTAACTGAGTGGTATTGTCTAGGTATGTTCCGATGTCTTGTGGTTTGAATTTACCTAAGTTTGTATCATAGATAAGACACACATTACTTGGAATAGTAGGCACTGCTCTTATCTCAGCTGTAGTAGCATGTTTTTCTTGAGTGTGTTGCCAAACAGGTCTAAGTATACCTGTCCCATCTGAATCTACTTCTAGTTTTTTAACACTAATAGAATTTTTCATTCCAGAATGAACACCACATTGGTAGTAAATTGTTCTTATTGGCGAGTCAGAAGGAACAGTATAAACAACTTGACTTGAACCATTATTTCTAGAACCTACTACACCGTCATCACTATCAAGTTCACCATAAAAAGTATTAGCAGCAAAGTAAGTACCATCATCTGTAGTGAGGTAAAAAGGATGACCTTGAGTGGAGCTATCTAATATAAACGTATATACACCACCTCTATAGAATGGTCCAATAGTTGGGTTATTACCACTAGCAGTACCAGTGAATACAAACTGATTTGTGCCACTTCCATCTGAATCTACTGCTACGTTATAAGTTACTGTAGGAGCTGTAAGTAATGGAGGTGTAACATCTGAGTCAACTGTGAATGTTAATTTTTGAATGCCCATTCTTGTTTTAGTAACTGGATTAAGAACATTAGATTCTGAATCATAAGTAACCCATGAAACATTATTTTGACTACCAGCACTTTCTATCCATTTTAAAAATATTTTATGTGTCTGTGTCATACTAGAATGTATATCTCTAGCTGCAAAGTTACGTACAGTGTATGTACCTTTTCTATATATAGGCACAGTGCTTTGAGTTTGGTCTAAAAGTCTTACTCTCTCGTATGCTACAGTGCCTGGATTCCAAGACCACTTCCACATAGCGTTCTGGCCAGCACCTGGTGCATCAACGTTAATTGTAAATGTTTCCGGATCAACAGCTAAAGTAAATTCTAAAATACCATCACTATCTAATGCTTTATCACCAATAACAATAGACGAAGAACCAACCGCAACTTCACCTATACCTAAAGAAGTAGCGCTTACTTTTGAGTCTCTTACATTACCAGCTCTACCAACTAGCTTTGCAATTCCATGTGCTTTAGATCTTCTTGCCATTATAGTAACCACTCCACGTCTATAGCGTACCTACCTGAAATAATTTCAACATTATATGTACCGTAAGGCTGCCCATTTGATTGTACAATAAATCTTTTATTACTAGTATCATGTGTAACAGTTATAGCAGGAGGAGAGCCTATTGTGCTACCAGCTGACATCTGTGAACTAGTCCATGTACCATTTACAGTTCTTAAACCCCAAGATGCATCTGATCTAGCACCAGAACCCGAACCACCATTATGACCTGCATAATCATACTTAATTATATGTGCGTCATAATAACCTGCACCTTCTTGATTGTGAGGTTCACCGTAACTTATAATACAAATAGTAGATTGACCTAAGTTATAATCTATTCTACATACTTTTCTTTCAGCAAAATATCTAGCATCATCAAGATCATTTTCACTATCTGTAGCTATAGATGCTGCACCTACTAGTTTTAAATGATATTCTGGAGTACCATCACTATCTAGACCATTTCTTCTTCTACCAAATCTAGCACCTTTAACAGTATAAGGATTAGTGGTTGTTAACGCTGCAGCAACATTTTCATAAACTATTCCTACCACTTGATCTGAATCAAAGCCAGCACTTCCAGTATTTTCGTTAATAATGGCAACAACTTGGTCACTATCAAAACCAGTTACTTGTGTTCCTAGATATCTATAAACAATTAATACATCTTCTGAATCAGGAGCTGTTAAAAGATATATACTTGACCCATCTGTTGCAGTATAATCATCTGAGTCTTGTAACAAAATACCATTTAAAAATACTTGTATTTTACCTGGCGTGTAACTTAATACAGAACCATTTTCATCTCCGCCAGAGAATTCAGAATCAAAAGGAGTATGACTACCTGCAGGAGCTACCTTATAGATATATTTGTTTGTGATAACATCATCTGGCGAACCAAGATATTTAACCACTGTAAGTATATCCTCTGAATCAGTAGCTTCTGTAAGTACAACTGATGTACCATTTATTGCTGTATAATCTCTTAAAGCTCCTTCAGTTAATAATAAACCGTTTAAGTATACTTGAATTCTACCTACACTGTATGATAAGGTTTGATTATTATCGTCCTCACCTGTAAACGTTGTTTGAGGAGCAGCTGTAGTAAAATTATAAACAGTTTGTGTTATATTAGAAGTAGTAGGACGAGCTACTAAAGTTCTAATTACAGCAGATTCAGAATCTAAATCATTACGTAAATTAGCTACAGTGGTTAAATCTGAATCAGTTAACCCACTTAACTGCGCAAACTTAGCATTAAACAATGCATAGTCTGAATCCATAGAAGTTCTTAATGCTTGAATAACTAAGCTATCGCTATCAGCATCTCTTCTTAATTCTGAAATAGCAGCTACATCAGAATCGACAGAACCTGATGTTGAGTTTTCAGTAATAATAGACTTAATTTGATCGCTATCAAAACCAAAAGGTTGCCATGTGGTTAGAGGAGTTGATCTAGCAAAAATTGTAATCTGGCTAAACTCGTTAGGGTAGCCTGAAGTGCCTTGAGTGGTAGTAATACTATTAGTACCGACCGTTGCAATAACTCTAGCATCTGAACCACCAGAGTTTCTAGCAATTTGCTGACCAACAGAGAAAGAACCCTGTACAGTTTGACCAGGTGGTATAGTACTAAACGTCATTGTACTACTTGGACCTGTTTGAGAGTTGGTTACGAATCCTGTATTAGTATATCCAGATAAAGGCCCATTAATATTTGTTAACACGTATGCTTTAAACGGCTGAGCTATAAATGCTATATCTCCAGCTTTAGCTTCACCGACAGCACCACCGTTAGCACTATTTTGATTTAAAACACTTAAGGTAGCGTTACTGGTTATACGATATACTCTATTTGTTCTATTACGAAAATCAGAATCTAAGTCAGAAGTAAGTGTAGTAGTTCTAGCTAACACTTCAGTGTCTGCTCTAACAATACTTGTAACGTTATCTGAGTCAAGAGCACCAGCAGCAGCTAAAGTTTGTACTGTAGAGTTAAGACCACTAATTGTAGTACTTTCACTATCAATAAAAGTTCTAATAGTATCTTTAACCATGTCACTATCAAAACCAAATGGCTGCCAAGTAGTTAAAGGACTAGACCTAGCATAAATTGTTATGTTGCTGAATTCGTTTGGATAACCAGACGTACCTTGGGTTGTAGTGATTGTATTCGTTCCTACCGTAGCAATAATCCTTGCATCTGATCCACCAGAGTTTCTAGCGATTTGTTGACCTACTGCAAATGAACCTTGAACTGTTTGTCCAGGTGGAATAGTATTAAAGGACATAGTACTACTAGGACCTGTTTGTGAATTGGTAACAAAACCTGTATTAGTATAACCTGATAACGGTCCAGTAATATTAGTAAGAACATATGCTTTAAATGGATGTGTAATAAAAGCAATGTCACCTGCTTTAGCCCCACCTGTAGCTGCTCCGTTAGCCGCGTTTTGGTTAAGAGTGCTTAATTCAGACGAAGATGTAATTCTATATACTCTGTTTGTTCTGTTTGTATAATCTGAATCAGTTAAAGCACCGCTACTAGTACTTTGCAAAGATGTTACGTCATTTCTTAAAGTAGAAACAACAGAAAGATCGCTATCTGTTAATCCTTCAAAAGTTTCAAATTTAAAATTAAACAAAGCATAATCAGAATCAATAGCTTGTCTTATAGCTTGAATAGAAATACTATCACTATCAGCATCTCTTCTTAGTTCTGCAATAGCTGATACATCGGAATCAGCTGAACCCCCAGATACGTTAACAACTTCATCTCTAACAATACCATCATCTCTAACTAGTCTTGAAATATACCATGATTTTGATCTACGTCTTGCCATATTCTATTTAATCCTTACCAATTGATAGTTCCAATACCTTCTGTAAATTTATACACTCTGTATCCAGGTCTAGTAGTAATAGTTTCGTATGTTAACCCAGCGCCTATAGTAGGGGCATCAAAAGTATCTGCGTATGCTATAATAACACAACCGTTGCCTCCATCACCTCCAGCGTATTCACCAGGTGAGCGACCGCCACCGCCGCCGCCTCCACCGAAGCCATCTGTACCAGGTGAACCTGCACCTGTGTGGTTGCCATCACCGCCACCACCAGAGCCTCCTGTACCACCACCATCTTTAGAAGAGGTTACTCCACCTCCACCACCACCTGCATAATAAACAGCTGAACCTGTTATACTGTATTGTCTTCCAATACCACCTGCACCACCGTAATCACTAATACCATTAGCACCTGCGCCGCCAGCTCCACCACCGCCACCGCCACCAACTTCACCAGAGCCGCCTCCATTACCTCCAGCAAAACCATAATCAGTTTCATAAGACGCAGAAGCAGCACCACCAGATCCAGAAGCAGAACCACCACCACCTGATGCACCAGCAGAACCATTTGCACTGTTTGATCTAGCTCCGTAACCACCTCCATCAACATAATCAGAATCTGATATATCAGAGTCAGTAGTCACAATAATTCTAGTAGTACCACCTATACCACCATTGCCTCCATTGCCTACGGCTCCGCCAGAACCAACCTCAATTTGCATTTCAAGACCTATAAGACTATAGGTACTTTTAAAAGTGACGCCGCCGGCACCTCCTCCACCACCTCGTGACCAACCACCCCCTCCGCCTCCACCGACGAGAAGATATTCAATTTGAGATGGTTTTTGAAAACCTGGCCAGTTATTATCTGTAGTAAGAGATACTAGATCGTTAAGTCCAAACACACCTGAAACGGCTGTATTGGAAATTGTAATATTCTTGCCAAGAGTTCTACCTCGAAAGCTCATTAAGAAATTTCCTCATATGAACAAATAGCTTCTAAATCACTATCAGCGCTAGCTAATAATCTTAAAGAATCACCTTCTTCTAAATAAATTGGTTTAGTGATAATATCTAAAGTACTATCTGCAGGAACAGAAACAGTATATGTCAAATAATGTTGAGTTCTATTATTTGAACCAGCTTTCATAATACTTGTAGTGATACCTGCAGCTGCACTACCATCAATGTTTGCAACATACAATGCATTTAATTTAATTACTTTTCCCGAATCACTATCATTAGTAACAAAATCTGTAGCCGTGGTTGTAACTTCCATCGCTGCAGACTTTCCCGTGATAGTGGTTACATTTACTATATTAGGGGCTGCCATATCTTATCCTCCAAAAACTATTGCCATGGCTATTGCTTTACCGGTCGTTACACCAGAGCTATTTTCATTTACTATTGCTACAACTTGATCACTATCAAAACCAGATTGAGTTGTACCAAGATACTTAAAGATTGAAACTACGTCATCTGAATCAGGTGCTGCTCTTAATGTAACAGTACTACCATCAGTAGCAATATAATCATCTGAATCTTCAAGTAAGATACCATTTGAGTAAACTTGAATCTTACCAGCTGTATAACTTAATGTATTACCGTGTTCGTCACCTCCAGTGATTTCTGAATCGCCTACTACACTGTTTCCATCTACACCATACTTATAAGTAAATCTAGTAATGTTAATTGCATCAGAAACAGTCGCATCAACACCCAGATACTTAATAATAGATAACTTGTCATCACTATCAGCTGCAGTAACTAATGTAACAGATGTACCATTAGAAGCTGTATAATCAGTAGTATCTAACATTAAGATACCATTCAAGAATACTTGAATTTTACTTGACACATATGATAATGTATTTCCGTTATCATCTGAACCACTAAATGACGTCTGGCCTTGTGTAGCTGTATAATCAAATCTAGATAAACTTAAACTTAATTTATTTGCTCTATCTGAATCTAAATCGTTCCTAAGATCTGCTACAGCTTTAAGATCAGAATCGGACATACCTATTACGTTTTCATTCATAATAGCTACGATAACTTCGGAATCATATAGAGCTTCGTGTTTTTGAATTACTACTACATCATCTGAGTCAGCTGCTAAGTTTAATACAACAGAAGTACCATTAGTAGCAACATAATCATCTGAGTCATTAATAAGTACACCATTTATGAATACATTGATTCTGTTAACTGTATACGCCAACGTTTGATTGCTTCTATCAACACCACTAAATGTTGATTGACCTTGAACAGCTTTATATTTGAAAGTAGTAAATTTAACTTCTTTTTGAACTGATCCACTACCACGTAAATTTTCTAAATCATTTCTAAGATCTGCTACTACCTTTAGATCTGAATCAGTCATTCCTGTTCCAGAGCTAGTTGGATTCTCATTAATAATAGCTACAATCTGATCAGAATCAAATCCAGAACCTACGCTTAATCCATCTACAGTTTCTTGTAATGCTTGTAATTTTATTGAATCAGAATCAACATCACTTCTTAATTTAGCAACGACAGCTAAATCAGAATCTTGCATACCTGATTCTGATATTACTGCTATCATAGAAGCAATTTGATCTGAATCAAAACCTTGTTTACCAATCTTGATAGAGCCTACCATTCCAGAGTGTACTGTACATTGATACACTAAAAACTCAGGTGCGTCCATAGGTACTACAAATTTTACTTCTCCTATTTGAGCACCGTTATTAGAAACCCCTGTTGAATAAGCAGAACCACCACTAGATAATCTAATCTGGAATGGATGACCACTTGCATTAACTCTAAAATTATAGGTATGACCTCTGTTAAGATATAGTGTTGGGTTATCTACACCTGATGGAAAACCATCTCCGGTGAATGTATATGCTGAAGCCCCGTTATTAGTAACATTAAACGAAACATCCATTTCGGTTCTAGTAGCTTGTATAGATGTCTCGTCAGAATCAAGTCTAGATTGAATAGTGCTTATAGTCGTATCAATAGCTTGTAATTGTAATTCATCTGAGTCTGCTCTAGTCTCTAATACATCTAAACGACCGCTATGTAATTGTAATACTAATTCATCAGAATCTAACCTAGGAGCTAAACTAGAACTCAATGCTTGAATTGCTAAAGAATCTGATTCAGCATTTTGTCTCAATACTACTATAGCAGCAGCATCTGAATCAGCATCTCTTTTTAAATTAGCTAATGATAAAGAATCTGAATCTTGAGATAATAATATAAGTTGAATTCTAGCAGTCTCAGAATCAATATCTGATCTTAAAGCATCAACTTCATTTCTAATATCTGCAACTACTTGCAAATCAGAATCAGTCATACCAGTACTTGGTACAACGTTTTCATTTATAATATCCACTATTTGATCGGAATCAAACCCTGCTTGCACAGTACCAAGAAATTTAATAACTGTTAACACATCATCTGAATCTGGTGCGTTTATTAAAGAAATTGTTGACCCGTCAGTAGCTAAGTAGTCAGTTGTATCAGTAAGTAAGATACCGTTTAGGTATACATGAATTTTATTAACAGCATAACTTAATGTTCTACCATTATCATCTGCTCCTGTAAAATCAGAATCGTTAGCAGATGAAGTAAATGTAAAAGCTGTTACATTAATTGCCTGTGAACCACCTAGGCTAGCTACTGTTGTTTCTAAAGCTTGAAGTTTAGCTGAATCTGAATCTACATCGTTTCTTAAAGCGCTAATAGCTAATGTATCAGAATCTAGTCTAGCTACCAAAGGAGCGTCGTTATAAGTTCCAGCTACAAGAGCATCAACATCTTCTCTTAATGCTTGTATTTCAATACTATCTGAATCAGCATCTGCTCTTAAATTATCTACATCATTTCTAAGAGTAGCAACAACAGCTAAATCTGAGTCGCCTATACCTACAAAGTTATCAATCTGAGTCTGTAAATTTTGAATTACAGTTTCATCTGAATCTAGTCTAGTATTAATTGTAGTAATATCAGAATTATTAGCTAATTTAATCCAGTTACCTGCATGTGCAAAATAACCAGCACCAGTTGCATGTACGTGTGCAAACATACCATGATATGTTGTCGCGTTTGGTAAATCAACTTCATTAGAATATACGTTTGCAAATAATACTTTGTTACCGTTACCATCGATGTCACCAGACATTGTACCACCAGCTAATGGTAACCTTGCCGAAATTGCAATCTCATCTGAATCTAATCTGCTATTTACATTATTAATAGAAGTGCCAAGATTTTGAATAGCAATTTCATCAGAATCTGCTCTAGTTTCTAATACATCTAAACGACCGCTATGAGTTTGTAATTTAGCTTCATCAGAATCTAGTCTTGGAGATATTGTTGTGCTTAGTGCTTGTATAGCTAATGAATCTGATTCAGCGTTCTGTTTAAGAACTACAATAACTGCGGCATCAGAATCAGCGTCTCTTCTCAAAGCACCTAAAGATAATGCATCTGAATCTTGAGATAATAATATAAGTTGAATTCTAGCAGTCTCAGAATCAATATCTGATCTTAATGAATCTACCGTGCTTCTTAAAGTATTGACTACAAGAGTATCTGAATCTTCATTGCTTTCTAAAGAAGCAATTCTACCACCATAAGCATTTAATGTAGCAGTATTAGTATCTATACTACCTTGAATAGCTTGAACTTTAGCTGATTCTGAATCTCTACTTAACTCCAATAAAGTAATACGACCACCTTGTGAGTTGGTAGTAGAATTTAAAGTTTGAATATCGTTAAAGTTAGATGTTATTCTGGTATTGAAAGCTGTAAAATCTGAATCTAAATCATTGCGAAGATCAGCAACTACTTTTAGATCAGAATCAGTCATTCCGTCTTGATTCTCTAGTGTGGTAATTCTTCCATCTAGTAATTGTAATGCAGTCTCATCTGAATCAGCTCTAGTTTCTAATACATCCAAACGACCGCTATGAGTTTGTAATTTAGCTTCGTCAGAATCTAGTCTTGCAGAAGTGCTACCAGCACCTGAACTTTCTAATGTAGTAATTCTTCCATCTAATAATTGTAATACTAATTCATCAGAATCTAATCTTGATACAATTGTAGGATCGTTTACTACGTTCTCGTTAATGATAGCTACGACTTGATCGGAATCAAATCCTGTATCATCAACTGCGTTTTCTAATGTGGTAACTCTACCATCTAGTAATTGTAATACTGTTTCATCTGAATCAGCTCTGGCTTCTAAGCTGTTAAGTCTATTGTTTTGAACTGTATTAGAAGCTTGATTAACATTTACATCATTTTCAATATCAGAAAGTCTAGCATTTACTCTAGCACTTTCAGAATCCATATCAGTTCTAAGAGCTTGAATAGCAGTAGTATCAGAATCTAAGTCTGCTCTAATAAGTGTAATATAAGCAGCATCTAAATCTGCTTGTGATTTAAGAGCTTGAATTACAGCAGAATCAGAATCAGCATCTCTTCTAAGTACCGCTATAGCAATTTGATCTGAGTCAGCATTTGAAAGTAATAATTGAATACGAGATGTTTCAGAATCAAGGTCGGCTTTTAGTTGAGTAATAGCAGTATTAGTAGCAATGCCATGTTCAGCGAACATGTTAACAACTTCTTCTGAATCCAACATTGTAAATACAAAATCAGAATCAACTTTTCCTAAGTTGTTGTTAACAATATTAATGATAGCTACTGTGTTCTTAGTAACCGAACCCATAACTTTATCTGAGTCATAGAACCACCCGTGTTCTCTACCCATATTATAGACTTCTTCAGAGTCTAAAGTAGCTTCAAAACTAGCAGTTAATCCAGCTACATCTATATTTTTATTAATAGTTTGTACTGTTCTGTCTGAATCATAACTAGCAGCTGCTACATTAAAACCTTTTATAGCAGATTCAATTACTAAATCCGAATCATGGAAAGGATTGTATCCAAAACCTCCAGCAGAAGAATAATAATTAAATATGTTCGCGCCGCTAGGGTCATATGCAAAAACAAAACTACGTAAGAATGTTAATAAAGACCTTTCCGAATCAAGATCAACTTCTAAACCAAACAATCTAGCATCTTGAACTGCTTGATCAGAATCCATATCGTCTCTTAAACGACGATTTTCTCTTACTTGATCAGAATCATTGTCTGCTACTAAACCATAAACTCTCTCTTTTAAAGCTTGAACTTTAGCAGACTCAGAGTCTATAGATAATTGTTGTAAGATAAATTTGGTATTAGAAATTATTCTATCAGAATCAATATCAGCTGATAATTTATTTTCTATAGCTTTTGTTAAAGCGTAATCAGAATCTAATCTAGCTAATATGTTTTCTATTTGAGTAGCAAGATATTGTAAGACAGGGCTATCACTATCAACATCGTTTCTTAATTTAGCTACAACAGCTAAATCAGAATCAGTCATTCCAGCGCCGCTGCCACCTCCACTTAAAGAAGATAAAGCAGCAATGTCAAGATTTTTTAATACAGTAGCAACTACAAGATCAGAATCATATACAGATTCTGTATTTGAACTAATATAACTTGTTACAAATTCTTCAATAGTTTGAGCAGGAGTGCTAATACTAATACCTTGCAAGCCACTGAGCACACCAGTCCTAGGGTTATACGTAAATCTTGCCATCAAAGTCCTCTAGAGTTTTATTATTTATTGTTATAAATTTACAGTTTTATAAACATCTTCATACCAGGAAGGTAATTCTGGCTCTCTATCATCAACCACAACCCACACATCTCCAGAGTTGTCCATTATTCTTTCATTCATAGCGCCAAGAGTTTGAAAACCTAAAGGCATCATGTCATTATCTTGTTCATTAAGTTTATCCTTGTAAATAGATTCTGAAGGATTAGTCTCAGTTAATTCTTTCCAATAATCAGAACCTACACACCAACCGAATAAAACCATACACATAACTAAATCATCATTAGTACCTGGTTCTGCTTCAAAGGAAGAATTTACATTATCATTTTTTCTAGTAAATGTTGTCATCTCAACATAAATTTCATAATCTTCTGTAATAAGTTTATCAGTTTCAATTAAAGATTTAAAGTTTGAACAACCTTTTGTCTTAACTGATGAGCTTGTTGTAACTCCTAATTTAGAACCTTGTCCATCGCCTAGTACAAAGCCTGCTCTTCCTTTTGATACTGTCTTAAGTAAATTATCATATTCAAAATCTTCATGTAATGTACCTACTACTTGACCTCCAACATCGTTAGCTTCAACGAGAATATGAGCATTATTAAAATAATGTCCTATGTTAGTTAAAAATTGAGGATAAATCATAGGTGTAATAGTATTAGATCTAAATTTAGCTACTACTTTATAAGGTACTGTTGTAACATCAAACACAACAAATGCAGAATAGTCTAATCTTAAACCTCTGGCACAATCAACTGTAATTAAATATCTATGATCTTCTTTTGGTTCTTCATAAAAATCAACTTCGTCTTTTTTTCTAATAGGGTTAATGAAGGACATAGAAGCTAATTTAGAAGGAGATATAAGAGTAGAAGCTGAACCTATAAATTGAGTTTCAAATTCTTGTCTAAATTGATCTTCTGAAGTGTTTGCTATTTGTTGTTGCTTCCAATCTTCATCTCTTCCTGGCACATCCCACCAATTAATTTCTATTGGCTTGAAAGCTGATCTTTGTTCTTGAGCTTCCATCCACATTTTATAAAAATGATTCATACCTTTTGGTGTAGACACAACTATCATTTTGGTATCAGCACCAGATGAAATGGTAGGATAAACTGAACGGAAAAAGTCTTCTGCGTCATGTGGAGGAACGAACGCAAATTCATCTAGAAAAATTAATGAGAAGGACATACCACGAGCAGCGGATCCAGAGCTTGAAGTAGCTATAACTCTACTTCCATTTTCTAAATTAATAGATCTTTTATTATATGTTTCTACACCTTGCTGTAACCAGAAAGGTAAACTTTCGTATGCTAATTGTAATCTACCTAATAGTTCTTGAGCTAGTTCACCTTTGTTAGCTAGAATACCTACATTCTTTCCTTGATTAAAAAGAATATACCAAAGAATAAAAGCAACACTTGTTGTAGATTTACCACACTGTCTAGGCAGTTTACAAATACTAAATCTGTTATTTTTAAAACTATCTACCATATTTTTTTGAAAATCATACAAAGTAAATGGAATAGTTCCATAATCAACTGACATAATTTTTACATATGTTTCAGCAAAATATATAGGATCTTCCATACATCTTTTATATTCTCTAAGTTGTTCTGGGGTATATTCTAGATTAGAATGTGGTGCTTTTACATTTGGGTTACCCAAATAATGGGATACACCTGTTGGATTTCTATCAAATAGCTCTGGGTGAGTCTCTTCTGTTGGTGCGTCTTTGTAAGTTCTTTGTTCGGATAACCAACCAAGTAAATCTTTTTTACTCTTAACTAGTATTTCACCATATGCTTTCCAATCTTTATGTAGATTAGAATCATATTCTTTTTTAAATACTACTTGATAATTACTCATTCTTTACCTAGAAGCTCTAATAAATCTTTTGTGTTTAACTTAACATTTAAATTATTATTTGTAGTAACTTTCTCTTTATTAGGGTTGTTAAGTTTTTCTGTACGCAATTGGTGTTCCATCATCTTCTGTGCTATATCACTTAATGCTGTAGCTGTTCCAGTTGCTACCTCAATAGCTCTTGGATGTTCTGATTCTTGTGCTAACTGAACAGCTGCATCAAGAATGTCTTGTAATCTTTCTGCTGATGAATATAACAACTCTCTGGAATAAGTATAATCATCGCCTCTATTTTGAAGTATCTTTGCTACGTCTTTCTCTATAGTAGATACTTCTTGAGAAATATCTTTCTCACTCATAAAATAATCTCCTGTATATCTATAATAATCTAAATATGTAGAAGCTTGTTTTACGAACGAGAAGCTACTCTCTATTATTATTTATAAAGGTACTATGATTACATTCTTTACAAGTGGTTCTACAGGCAAACCAAAACAAATTAGATATCAGTATTCTGCTTTAGATAAATTAGCTGATAGAGCTATAGAACTGTACAAATATGATAGCTCTTCTAGAATTTTAAATTTATATCCTAACAGTTCTATTGCGCATTATACTATAAGTTCTTATCCAGCTCAAAGAGCAAAAGCTGAGTTGTTAAATTTTTATTGGAATGTATACGGTTTTTATTCAGTTTTTAAAAATTTTAATCCAACCCATATAGCATGTTTACCTAGACATATTATGTTGCTATCTAAAACTAAAACGTGGAAAGATATCGACTTTTTAGGATGTACTATTATAATAGGTGGTGATAAGATAGATAAAGATATGCTTAAAATGTTAATTAACAAAAAAGCAAAAGTTATAACTACTTATGGTTCTACAGAAAACGCGCCCCCGGTTTTATTAGGAGAAAACTCTCTATGGATGACATCAATAGAAAAAAATGTTACTTTGAAACATGATGGTGAATTGTATATTAATAATAAACCTACAGGAGATTTATTTAGAATGAGTGAAGATAGATATTTTAAATTTGTTTCTAGAAAAAATAAAATTATCAACAAAACTTGGAAAAAATAATGAATCCATTTTACTTATTACTCCCGGAAGACAAACCAGCTATAAGTGATATTAATGGTACTATTACTTACAAAGACTTAATTAAAGAAGCTGTTGAAATAAAAGACTGGTTAATGTCTATGGGTTACAAAAATGGCCATAGAATTGGTGTAGCTGGTAATCAATCTATCAGAACGTACAAATATTTTTTAGCTGCTCAAATGCTTTCTTCAGCTGTAGGATTAAGATTAGATCATAAAGGTAATGATTGGAATTTCAAAATTCCTGCAGCTAATATTAATGTTGTTTTAGAACTTAAAGACGAAGTAGTAATACATCACAAACATTTTGATAAAACAACAGAATGTCCTAAAGAATTTGCTATGTACTTTAGTTCAGGAACTACTAGTAATAATTATGGTAGACCACAAACTACACCAATGGTTTGGGAAGTGGATGATTATAATTGGGGACAAAGTTTAGAAATAAACCATTATTGCAGAGCATTAGTTAATCCTTATGTTAGAGAATCATCAGATCAAAATATTCAAATACAAGCTATGCAGCCATGGATTACTTGGGGCCAAGAAATGGTTACATCCAATTTAATTAAACAAGGTCATACTATTTTAGTAGATAAGTTATCTGAATGGGATACATTAGTAGATAGATATAAACCTACTTGGACAACTTTATTTCCTATGATAGCTCTTAAAATTTTACAAGCCAACAAAGGTACAGATCATAGTTTTAAATGTGTAGAAATGTCAGGAGCTAGGCCAACTAATAAACAGATTGAAGATTTTAGATCATTCTTTAATTGTAATTATTTTATTTCTCACTATGGTACATCTCAAGCAGGAAATATAATGTATACTAGTGGTAACGGTTCTAATCTTCAACATATAGGCAAACCTTGTGAAGGATTTGTTCATGCTTATGGTAAAGACTTTGTACGTATAGGTAAGAATAATACATTTGAAATGAAATGGCCAGCATGTCCTCCTTGGCTAGTAAATGAAGATGGTTACTATGATTCAAATGATGTGGTTGAAATGGGTAAAGATGGAAATTATCAATTTTTGGGTAGAGCAAATGAAATGCTTATGATAAGAGGTGGATCTAAATTTCAGGCTCCTAGTGTTGAAGATAGGCTATTAGAAAATTTTAATATTAAAGAAGCTTATATTTTTCCTATACCAGATCCATCTATTACTGACAAAGGTTCTTTATTTCAATTACCTGGATGTTTGTATTTTGGTAATCTTTCTCCAGAAGAAGTTAGCGAAGTTTGTAATAATGAACTACCTCCATATATGCGCCCAGTAAAAATTTTTAAATTAAAAGATAAACTTTCTAAATTTACAGAAGAAAATATATGGAAGGTAAGACGATTAAATATGTATGATACTATAAAAGAGAATTATAATGAATGGTGCGAAGCTTCTTATCATCAATAGCCTTCAAGGTGCAGGTGGACATAGATTAGGTAGAATACTATCTTGTTTTGAAGACGTATATTGGTATTCTCATCCTAATAATGGTTTAGAACCATGGTCATTAGCTCTTAATAATAAAATAAAAGAATCTACTATATCAAAATATCATTATGATAGAATTCTATCTAATGGTGAATCTATACCACTTATTGGAAGTCGTATTGAGAAATATTGGGACTCACCAAAGTGGTATAACAATTGGTTATCTATTATGAAAACTTTAGATCTACCAGATAAGTTTTTAACATTTGTAGTACACGATAGTCCCAAATATTTAAGATCATTTTTTCCTGAAGCTTTTATTGTTAATTTAATTAGTGATCCTGATAAGTCAACAGACAGGCACATGAATACATCTGCCAAATTTAGAATTGATTTCAAAATGAGAGGTCAAAGACCTGATTATAAAAGTGTTTGGGTAGAAGCATCTGAGCAATTGCTTAGTACAAATAAAGATGCTACTGAAGCAGATTTATGGGAGTACATGTATAAAACAGATCATTATCAAGGTATGAAAATTAAAAATAGAGAAGCTAATAAACTTAACTTTAAAGAAAAATCTTATGCAAATATTACTTTAGATTACGAGTCTTTAAAATTGTATGATTTAGAAAAATATTTTGGAGTATTGGATGCTAGTCACAAAAGACTCTTGCACCAATGATCAGTTAGAAGAGTTTATAACTAAAACTAGAAAAATAGGTTATAGAGATCATAAAACTGTTAAGAGTTTAGAAATAGAAAAAACTATTAATGAAAAATGGGGTAAGTTCTTTTTTACTTTTAAAGAA